CTCATACCGATAGTGGACCGGTAGCAGTACGAAAGGCTCTGGCTGAAGTTAGTTTTAAGTTAAAGCAGCTTAGTGATGCCGAACAGGGATTGCTGAATAAGATCATCAATAATGGCATCGATAACCTGCAAGAGGCAATATCTGTAGCAGCCGATCTCGATCCAGAGTCTGATTTATACACGGCGATTATGTGGATGATATCACGCCAAGCAGAAATTGTCGGCGATGTTCGGTCCCGGTTAAGCTGGGGTATGAAAGAAGCTACGGCCACTCAGATAACCAAAATGCAAAAATTCATCAGGAACTCAACGGCATCTGATGAATGTATCAAGTCCGTTCAAAACTCGCTTAATATTCTCCTAAATAAAAATTCTGATACCGCTATTTCCACCAACTCTTCGATTCAGCAATGTAGTAAGTGCAAAACTTACGGTGCAATCATTGTAGACGAATCGGGTTGCACTAAATGCACCGAGTGCAATCATGTGGTTAAGAGTTCGCCGGAAGCCAGCAGAAGTAAGGATGAGTTAAGACGTAAAGTGTTGCTGCTAAAAGCCAAAATGGCCATGGCAGGCGACGATTAAACCATCATTTAAAACTTATTTCAAATGGCAGACGAATTGGAGCTGGTCGAGGGTCTCGTGGAGGACTTCGCCAAGTTCAAAACCAAAAGCAAAAAAGACCTTGATGATATCAAGGCAATCGCTGAAAAGGCGCTCACATCCAAAGAGCTCGAAGAAAAACATGCCGAGGCAAAAAAATGGATTGATGACCTGAACACAAAGGTTGAGGAAATCAATACTGATATTGCTGCCAAAGGCGCCACTGTTAAGCAACTGCAGGATGAACTGCAGGAGTTTAAGGCTCGCCGTGGTCGCGTATATACACCCGATGGCCAGGAAGAAGAGACAACTAAGAGCCTGCTGAAAGCCGGTTTCGCTGAAAACTTTGACAAAATCAAAGAACAGGCAAATGAACCAAAAGCAGAGCACAAGTTCAAAATAAAGAACGTGGGCAACATGACGGCATCCGCTAACCTTACCGGTAGCGTGGTTGCAACATATGCCTCACAGCCGGCACTCCGTGGCCGTCAGAAGGTACACTTCCGGGATCTGGTAAATGTGATCCCATCGGCTACAGGCTTATGGAAGTTCTACCGTCAGAACACGCCGGTTGGTGAAGGCTCTTTCGATTTCCAGACCACTCACGGCGCATTAAAGAATCAACTCGATTACGACTTCACAGAAGTAACCGTAACCGTTGATTATCTGGCCGGCTTTGTACGTATCGCCAAACAGATGTTGCAGGATTTACCGTTCATGCAGACTTTCGTCAGCAATGAGCTGGTAGAAGATTACCTGCGCACTGAAGACCTGAAGTTCTTCATGCAGGTGGCTGGCGCTGCTACCGGTAATACTTCAAACCTCACCAGCACAGTAACGGTTGAGAAAATCATACAGGCCATTGCCAACATGGGCGATAGTGATTATGATGCTAATGGCATTGTGGTTACTAACCAGGTATGGGCGAAAATCCTGTTGACCAAACCAAACGATTACAGCCTGCCCGCCGGTAACTCTGTTACTGTTGCAGCTAATGGCGACGTAAGCGTATTGGGTATACCGGTAATCAAGGTGAAAGACACCTATATCGGCGCCAACCGGGTATTGATCGGCGACTGGACAAAGGCCGCCATCATCCAAACCGAAGGGTTAAACGTAAATATGTACGAACAAGATAGCGACAACGTTCAGAGAAATTTAATTACGGTTAAGGCCGAGGCTAGAGTAGCTTTAGCGCAACTAAGATTGGATGCGTTTTCGTATTTTGGTGCTGGAAATACGTGATATAGCATAGTCAAATGTGTTAGTAAGCATATTGTTAAAATCAAAACCGGAAGCATTTCGCTATCCGGTTTTTTGTTATCTTTATTCTGCGAAAAATTCAGATAACATGGCGAATATACCACAAGTAAAATGTATTTACAAAATCACTTCCCCGTCTGGGAAAATCTACATTGGACAGGCTATTAATGCTCGAAGGCGTTTTTTAGATTATAAATCGAAATTAGCAAGAAGCCAACCTGGATTAAATAATTCCTTTAAAAAGCACGGATGGGATAAACACACATTCGCGATAATACATGAACTACCTAACGACGTCACTCAAGATGTATTGAATAAATACGAATGCCTTTACATGGAAATATATAAATCATGTGGATTCAAACTACTTAATGTCAAAGAAGGCGGTAGTAATGGCAGAAATTCGGACGAGAGCATAAAGAAAGCTAATGATAAATGGAAAATATGGTATCAGAATAATCCTGATGCTGGCAGAAAATGGATTGATAAGTCAGTTGAAGCAAGAAAAGGCGGAACTCTTTCAGATGATCACAAAAGCAAAATCCGTTTGAAATTAAAGGGGAGAATATTCACCGAAGAACACAAACTCAATCATTCTAACGGAATGAAAGGAACGACTAAAACATTAACAGACGCTTTTTTAGCCGCACAACGGAAGAAGGGTGCCAAGTATGGCGGAGCTAATAAAAGGAGCGTCAATCAATTTTCGATAGAAGGAGAATTTATAAAATCCTGGGCATCAATTATGCAGGTTGAAAAAGAAACTGGAATAACAAAAAGTTCTATTACAAGATGCCTAAGAAGAGGCGGCAAATCCGCTGGCGGTTATTTATGGAAATACGAAAGCGACGGAAGCACTATTAACCCATTATTGCATCAACATAATCATAGCCCTTTACCTAAAAAAGTAATTCAATTATCCAAAGTTGGGCAAATAATACATGAATGGCCTTCGCAAACGGCCGCGGGAGGCAGCTTGGGTATCCCCGTGCTCAGTATTAGTAGATGTGCACGAGGATTGGCAAAATCCGCCGGCGGCTTCATTTGGAAATACAAATAAAGCCGTATCTTTAATCAACATTATTGACGCCAAATACCTGGCTGAAAATTGAAAGGTCTATACTTCGGTGACGGAGAATAGACCTTTTTTCATTATAATCGTTCATGAACTGGGAAACACGAACGGCTTTTTATAAGTCTAAAGTCCGGTCTATCATTTCCCAGATGAGAAGCCGGATTTTTGTTTTGTATGAGACGAATATTAATACTTAGGTATCCAAACAACACAAGCCCTGAAAGGGTAAAAGAAAGCTGGGAGGCTACCCAAAGGATTATAGGTAATGATTATGTAGTACTACCATTCATTACGGAGGTAGAAAAGATAGAAGTTGAAATTGTTTATGATCCAAATCCCAAGACCGATCAAGTAGGAATGGATCAAGAGAGGTTACGACAATTCATCCAATTCGATACATTAAAAGGGTTATATATGGGAGGCAAACCATGAGTTGGGCTTTCTTCGACCGCATCACCTGCCTTACCCTTGGCGGCGACGAATGGACACAGGCTGAAGCCGAGTTTAAAGCTGTTGGGCTGAAGGCAAAACCATTTCAAGCCATACCGTCTATCGGTCCCCATCAGTCGTTTAACCTTTCTACCTATGCCATCTTGCAGGAGTTCTACGACAGCAAAGACCAAACACTCCTTTTCCTTGAAGATGACTGCGACTTCCGTAACCTGCATCTGCTGCCACAAGTACTGAAGGAATTGCCGAAGGACTTTGATGTGTTTTACTTGGGCGCCAATATCCGGGACGAGAAACCACAGCGAGTAAGTCAGCACATCTACCGAGTAACCGACTGCTGGACTACCCACGCTGTCGTATACCGCAAACCAATTGTGAAGTTCATTTTGGATACCCATCCGGGCGAAAGTGAACAGATGTTCGATAACTGGCTTGCTGGTCAGCTACCCAACTGGAAAGCCTACGTGTGCAAACCTTTCCTTGCTTACCAGCGGCCCCGTAAATCGGCTATCTGGAATGAGGTAGTGAACTATGAGGAAATATTTAAGAACAGTCAAATGAAGTTGATATGATGCCAGTACACTTTAAGGGCGCCCATGAAATTAAAAAGCCCGAAGATATGACAGATGAGCAATGCACCAGCATTTGGGCCAAATGTGGGTTGCAGGCCCTTAAGCAAGTATTTAAGGATGGCGCTACGTCGGTCCCGCCTGCTGTTTATGATAGCATAGGCGCAGACAAATTCTCTTTCTTCCTGACGGCATGGAGGCCCAATAAAGAAGACCTGGAAGCGCTTAACAGGGGAGAGCCGATATATGTAAAGACTGTAGCCAATGGATTGCCGCCAATGGCTTTATTCACATTAGATCAAAATGGGGAGGTTAACCAATGATCCGCATGCCTTACCAATCACAAATGAAAACAACGAATTAAATATGGGACAAAAACTA